TGGGGGTTTTATGAGCACATCTACTGCCATCGATCGCCGCACCTTTTTGGGCGGCAGCGACATGGCCGCCATTCTTGGCCTATCTCCGTGGAAGACTCCTTACCAACTTTGGTTGGAGAAAACATCTCCCGAGGCGCCAGAAGATCACGACTCAGGCGTCAAGAAGCGTGGCCGCCGCCTGGAGCCGGTCATCGTCGATTGGATGCGCGAAGACTACGGCCTGAAGATCGTTGCCCACAACGCGCGCTATGTCGACCCGGAGCTGCCGTTCCTTTCCTGCGAAGTGGACTTTGAGCATGACGAGATGGAAAACGGCGTCGTCATCACCGAGAACGCTGAAGTGAAGACCGTCCATCCATCCCACGCCAAAGACTGGGGCGATGAGTGGAGTGACGAGATCCCGCTCTACTACACCGCTCAGGCTGCTTTTGGGCAGATGATCACTGGGCGCGACTCGACACTCTTTGCTGTGCTGATCGGCGCAGATGATCTTAGGGCTTACCGCGTCAAGCGGGATGACGAGCTTATCTGGACACTGCGCAAGAAGGCTGTTGAGTTCTGGGAGTTAGTTGAGAGGCGCACGCCTCCACCAATCATCAATCTTCAGGATGCGCGGTTGGCGTGGTCGAAGTCTATGCCGGGATCGGTGACGGCTACCGATGAGATTGCTTCTCTGGTGGACGAGCTCCGATTCACCAAAAAGATCATCTCGGGTCGTGAGGCTGAGGCCGAAATGCTGGAGCTCCGCATTGCTTCGTTCATGCAGGACAAAGAGCAGTTGCTCGATGCGCGCGGCGCTCGGCTAGCTACTTGGAAGACACAGAAGCGTAAGGGCTACACCGTCGAGCCGACAGAGTTTCGAGTTATGCGCATGGGGAGGGAATTGTGAGTGTAGCCGGACTAAAACAAGTCACCAGTGAGACTGGCCTAGCTAAGCGGGAGAGTTTTCCCACGATGCTGGAGAAGATGAAGCCGCAGATTGCTTTGGCGCTGCCGCGTCACCTCAATGCGGATCGCATGTGCCGTATCGCGCTCACCGAGTTTCGCAAGAATCCAAAGCTGGCCGAGTGTGACCCGGTGAGTGTCGTGGCGTGCGTGATTATGTCTTCGCAGCTTGGTTTGGAATTGGGCGTCGACGGTCAAGCCTATCTCGTTCCCTATTACGACAAGAAGAAACAGCAGTCCATCTGCACCTTCATTCCCGGATGGAAAGGGTATGTTGACCTTATCTCCCGTGCCGGTCGAGCTAGTGTGTGGACGCAGTGTGTGCGAGATGGTGACACGTTCAGCTTTCAATATGGGTCCGAGCCCCGCATCGTGCACCAGCCCGGCGCTGAAACAGACGATGATTCTCCCTTTACTCATGCCTATGCCTGTGGCCGCGTAAAGGGCGCTGAGCAGTCGGTCGTGGAGGTCTGGAGCCGAGCAAAGGTGCTCAAGCACCTGAAGCGTTACAACAAGGTCGGCGATGCTCACTATGCATTGCAGAACGAAAACAACCTTGAAATGTATGGCCGGAAAGTCGCTCTCCTTCAGGTCATCAAGTACATGCCGAAGTCGGTTGAGCTTCAGGTCACCAAGGAACTTGAATACTCCGCTGAATCCGGGTCGCAGACAATTTCCATCGACGAAGCTGTTGCCGGCACCTTCACTCCGAACGGCTACGACGTGGAAGGCGAGACGGCGGAACAGCGTATCCAGAAGCTATTCGATCAGTTGGATATTCCCGGCGAGATGCGGGATGACGAGTTAGCCAAACACAAGGACAAGTTAGACGTTTTGGAAGCCAAATTGCGCGTTGAACTGGAGAAGGTTAAGTGAGTAATTCCCCCACAATCCGCGAGCAGATGATCAACAAGGGCTTGATTCAGGTCCAGAAATTCATCAGTTTTGAAGAATGGGTGGAGGGGGGATTTTCCAACGAAACCGGCCGCCTGGAAATATTATTCCGCGGCCTCGGCTTTGGCATTATTCAGCCGGACCGCTTTCGGGAAAGACGCTTGCTTGTCCTTCAGACAGCCATCGCAGCACCTACCGGTAAGGACTCCCAGACGCAGAGATATCTATCTCCGCAGACAGGTTCGCAGGTCGAGTTTGATATGGAGCCGCAGGCGTTCCATAAGAGTCAGTTGCCGCAGGTGTCTGCTTGCCGGCTGCTGCTGCCGAAAGGGAAGAAATGAAACTGCCCTGGGGGCGCAATGCCCAACTTAGAGAACTGCTCCAGCAGATTCTTGCCAACCAACAATGCATGAGAACCGAACTTTTGGAGATTCAGACAATGGGAACAACCGCCGTAACCCAGCAGCAGTTCACCACCGATTTGGGCAAACTCCAGGGCGATGTCACCACCATGGTAGTCACCCTCAACGCTCTCGACGTCAACGTGAAGCAGCTCAAGGCAGATGTCGCGGCACTGAAGGCTGCGAATCCCGCCTTTGACTTCTCCGCGCTCGATGCGACGGTCAGCCAGATGGACAACACGATCACCACCGCCAATGCGAACGTCCAGGCCGAGGTCCCCAACCCGGATGCGCCGCCGGTCACTGCGCCGCCGACGGACCCAGCCACTGGCAGCACCGAGCCGCCCGCGGCCTCCTAGCGACGTTTGCCTTTCCTTTAGCGGGGGCGCTGCCACCAAAGCCGGCTCCTCCGCTCTTTTTTCTCTTCCCGGCCCTTGGGCCCGTACTTACCCCTTGGAAGTTAGATGCCTGCTAAGTGGCAAAAGTGGATGCCGTTGGATCTCGATCAACTTTGGAGCTCTCCATCAGTGCAAAGAATGTCCAATTCGGCGTTTAAGGGCTACATCGCTCTCCTGTCCGCTCAATGGCAGTCAGACGACGGAACTCTGCCCAACGACATGCACGAGCTTGCCGAAAAAAGCCGGCTGAGTGATGCAGATTGGGAAGACAGTTCCGCATCCATTTTGCGCAAGTTCACAAGCATTGAAGGTAATCGGCTACGGAACGAGGTGTGTTTCCAGAAATGGCTCGACGCCAAGACCATCTTTGAGGCGCGCCAGGCTTCAGCAAAGAAGACGAACACGGTCACCGCACGGTCACCGCACGGTCACCGCACGGTGCGCAAGCGGTCACCGGGGCGCTCAGCCGACACACGTACAGATACAGAGACATATACAGAAACAAAAGAACGAAAGCCTTCCGGCAAGCCGGGGACTGAATCTCGTCACAAGGCGTTCCACGATCAGATTGATCGCTACTGGAAGCACAAGACGGGCGAAGAGAAAGCACCATGGGACGGTTCGGAGGGGAAAGCCCTCAGCGCGCTATTAGCCGCCAAGCCGGATCTCACGATCGAGGACTTCCGCCGTTGCTTGAAGCATCGCGGGGACTCTCCAGACGAGGTGCAGACGGAACGCCCACGCCAATGGCTACCAAACGTCCTGCGATTCACTGGCGGCCCACTGGACCGCTACGGCAAGCCGCTTGAGACGAAACAACCAACCCTGCAACTCCGCGGCGTGACGCTTGAGGAGGCGATGCAGCGATGAACCAGCCAATCGCCGCACTCGAAGCCGAGCGCCTGCTCGTCGGCAGCATGCTCCAGAACGGGAATTTCCTGTTCGACGTGCGCGCCGCCCTCCTGCCCCGCGATTTCTTCGACGGTCAGATGCGCCGGGTGTACTCCCTGCTCTGCGAAATGGCCGACGAAGGCCGCTCGGTAGACCAGTCGGCATTCTTCCAGTTCATCCGCGATCACAAGCTGGAAGACGAGATGCTCGTGTCGGTGGCGATGGATTGCGCCGACAAAGCACTGCGCCGGCCCAATGTCACTGAGTACATCGGCGAAGTGCGGGAAGCCTCCCAGAAGCGTTCTATCGCCACGCTGGGTTATGAGCTTACCGAGCGGGCTTACTCGCGGCAGGAATCGGCTCTGGAACTCATCGCGGAGGCAGATAGACGGCTACTGGACATCGCCGCGGAGAGTGTCGCCGAGGAAGCCTCGCTCGAGCAGCAGAGTTACGACGCCATGGCGCGGGTCGATGCCAAGCGCCGCGGCGAAGTAGCAGCTTCTTATCGCACCGGCATCCCTTTGCTGGACGTCTTTGCCGGCGGTTTGGGAATTGGGGAACTGACGATCGTTGGTGGCCGTCCGTCGATGGGTAAATCCTGCTGCGTCTCCCAGGCCATCGTCACAAACTGCCCAGCCGGTCATGCCTTCCATGTGATTTCGATCGAGATGAGCGCGGATGAACTGCTAGCTCGTATCTGGGCTGCGGTTTCCGGCGTCCCTGCAGGCCGTATCAGCGACCCGACGTACATGAACGAAGAAGACAGCGAGAAAGTCCGCAGAGCGTCTCTGGTGGTCAGCAGATGGCCCCTGGTGATCGATGACCAAGCGGTTATTACAACTGACCAGATCATGGCGCGCGCCAAGGTCATCAAGCGCCGGATCGATACAAAAGTCCTGGCTGTGGATTATCTCCAGCGTGTGACTTTCCCTGGATCCAAGCAGGAGAGATACATGCACGTCGGCGACGCGGCGAAGAAGCTGGCAGAGTTTGCCAAGTCGGAAAAGGTTGCTGCGATGCTACTGAGTTCACTGACGGAGAAGACGGGCAACGCGGCGAATATTCCACCGTCGCTTACTGACCTACGCGAGTCCGGAGATGTTCAATACCACGCTCACAAGGCGTATCTCATCCACCGCGAGCGCGAAGAGTCAGGCATCGTCCCACATACGAAGTTCCTGGTGGTGAAGAACCGCCATGGGCGTACCGGGGTGGTCGATGCGGTGTTCAACACAAAGTCGTTGATGTTTGAAGACGTGCAAGGAGCCAGTCATGTCATGTGAAGTAGCAGAACCGATTGCAATCACCACTCTTAAGAAGGTGTGTGACTTTCCTTCAGCGCAATTGCTCGCCTACCGCCGGCGCCTCTCCGCCCAGGCTGACCGGGAAGACCAGCCAGACAGGGTGCGAGACATCATGCACGCCGTGCTAAAGATCGACCAGCTACGGACGCTGCACGAGGACATCGACGGCTGCAACTGCTGGTATATGGCCGCTGCGAGATGAACCGACCCGGAGATCCATTGTGCCGTTACATCAAGTCTGAGAAGCGGTACGAGTCATGGGCTGAGTTACTCGACGCGCTCAAGCGAGAGGCGAGCATCAGCGGCATGCGCGTAGTTCAGGAGACAACCATGGTCCAAATACCGAGTAATACCAAGATAGAGCGGATGATGTCGCTGGCTTGCCCGAAGAGGAAGAGGTACACGGCTTGAAAGTTCCACGTGGAACGGCGTCCGCGAAGGTAACTAAGCCGGAGCCTGATAAGTGCGGTCGCTGCGATAAGCCTAAGCATGTAGGTGGGTGCCGTGGAGTAACTAAAGCGCGCCATAGCCGGTCGTGGAAGGAATCACGGTGAGCTGGAACGTTAGACCACGCGGCCGCATGAAGGCTGGAGAACGCAACAAGACCGAAGCCGCCTATGAGCAGGAGTTAGAGCTATTACTGAGGGCTGGAAAGATTCTCTGGTATCGCTTTGAAGGGATTAAGTTGCGGCTGGCGGATAAGACGTTCCTAACCCCGGACTTTGCGGTAATGCGTGCCGATGGGCTTATTGAACTACACGAGGTAAAAGGCTTCTGGGAAGACGATGCGAGGGTAAAGGTCAAGGTGGCTGCGGACTCTTATCCATTCCCTATTATCGCGGTAACCGCTAGGCGCAAGAAGGACGGCGGCGGATGGAGTTACGAGACGTTTTAGGTGGAATATGATACTGCGAATAGTTATAATAGAGCACGGTCGCAGTAAGCCCGCCAAGGCTATCTGCGCAAAGCTCATCCTTTTGCTCAAGGAGATCACCCGTGCCCACTGCTAGTTATAGCATCCCACTCTCGCAAGGATTGGTCTCTTTGATCGACGAAGAGGACCGCGATAGGGTCGCGCAGTTCAAGTGGTGCGCTTCCCGTTCCGGCCATAGCAATCTAGTCTATGCAATTCGCAAGGAATCGGGCAGGAAGCTAATCCTGCACAGGATCATCACTGGGGCGCTTCCAGGTCAAGTTGTCGATCACATAAACGGCGACACTCTAGACAACCGCAAAGCGAATCTGCGCCTCGTTTCGCAAGGGGAGAACCTTGCTAATACTGGTCCCACTAAAAAGAACCGGAGTGGGGTCAGAGGCGTCCACATGAATAGGTGGGGTGATTGGGTAGTCCAAATCAGAAGGTGCGGCTTATCCCGATATGTAGGCACGTTTGAATCACTCACTGATGCTGAGTCTGCATTTGAGAAAGCCTATTTCGAGACTCACGGATTATCACCTAGACCTAAGGAGAGAGCGCAGTGAAGATCTGGAAATTCCCGCTAGTGATCATCGACCACCAGACCGTAGAAATGCCCTTCTTCTCCACTCCGCTGGCCGTTCAAATGCAGCACGGAGAGTTGATGTTGTGGGCCTTGGTAGAGCCTACGAGTCCTTTGCGGCCGAAAAAATTCGCGGTACATGGAACTGGACACAGCGTTCCTGCCGGCGAGAAATACATTGGCACGGCACAGATGGCTGGCGGAGAGCTCGTGTGGCACGTATTCGAAGTGCAGTAGTTGGTATCCCGAGGGAGGGCGTAGATGAGCGAAGCGAGAGACGATCGGCAGTTTTTGGAGCGCGTTCTGGACGAGTGCGCAGAGAGTATTGAACGTGCTACGCCGCAGGAAATAGCCGAGGAGATGGCCGCTGAAGGCATCGACGTGGCTGCTGTGGCGGCCCAGGCAAAGCAGATGATGCTAGATGCGGTTGCGCGTCATCCCGTTCAGCCAGCACTAAGTCACTGTCCTGGCTGCGATGAATATGGGGCATCCCACACCACTCCGTCTATTGAGCATCCAGCCGTTCCCCAACTCGACTCGTTCCCTTTTGAGTGTGGGGCGCGCAACGAAGAGACTGATGCGTTCTGCCAGCGAGAAAAGGGCCATGCAGGTAGCCATTACGGTCAATCTAGAAACTTAAATAAACCGTCGGCATGGCCAGACCCGATGCAAACGTGTATTCACGGATGCGGCGGCGATGTAATTGAAGGACCAAGCGGATTCTGGACCCATAAGGCAGGACACGCTCTTTGCGGTTCAGGAAAGTGGGCACATCCCGCCGTGCCCGCTCAGGTAGATCACGTTTCGGGAACTATTGAGGTCAGCAACTATGGCCCTTTCCCATCTGGGCCGTGGCGCACCGTAAGCATATCGGCAGACGCCGTGCCCGCTCAGGAAGCACCACGGGAGCCGACGTGCGCCATTTGCGGAGTATGTGAGTCGTGGCATTCGCGTACAGGATGTGGGCAATGGGAGCCGGCGAAGTGCGCTTATAACGATCTCGGCCGTTGCCATGTCTGTCATGGAGACCACACTGCTCCCGCCGAGCCGCAAGCTGGCGCACAGGCGAAGTCCTGCGAGGATTGCGGAGGCTCAGGGAAGATTCAAATCCGTGAAGGCGGTATGTTGGGAAGATTCTTAGGGGAAAGTCCGTGCCCCGCATGTGCTGGCGCACAGGTGCCGCAATGGGAATGTAACGATCCTGAGCACTGGCACAATCCAGAATCTGGGCAGGTTGAGTGCGAGACATGCTGTGGCCATGCGATGGATATTGTTTTCGAGCGGGAGGCGAAAGAGGCCATAGACAGAGGCGCACAGGTGCCGTCACGGGAGATGTGTCGATGGGAGATCGGGATACGGAACATCGTGACCCGGACAATTGGCCCGAGGGTTCAATTTGAGATAGCGGATGTCGTAGACGATGTAGAGCGCATGAAGGACCGCCTCAACTCCATCAAGTCCTACGCCGTTGAGTCCGCAAAGACGGCCATCACCCGGGAGTCGATCCTTGCTGCGCCACAGGTGGAAGCGCCGCCAACCGAAGAGGCTATCTATGCCGCCGTACAACAGATAAACGCCAATGGCATGCGTGCGTCCGCGCTCTACATAATGAAACTAGAAGCACAACTGGAAGCGCGCAAGCTGCATGAGTTGGCCCAATTCGACGAGATGCAGGGGTTGCGTCGCCTCATCTTGAGCGAGAGTGGAGGTGGCAAGTGAAGGATGATTTGACGTTTGCAAAATACGAGGAGTTTGTAAGCCTTGACGGGCACACGATGTCTAACCGCGCCTGCATGGCCTGTGGCGACATAGATGGCTGTCATGAACCCGCACGGCTACGCAGGCAGCGAGCGAAGCCACGTGTGGTATGCCTGTGCGGCTCTACACGCTTCTATGAGCACTTTCAGAAGGCGAATTATGACGAGACAATGGCTGGCCGCATTGTGCTTTCCGTGGGCTTCTATCCCCACGCCGAGAAGGTCGCTCACGGTTCCGATGTAGGCTGCACTCCGGAGCAAAAGGTCGCGCTCGACGAGCTACACAAGCGCAAGATCGACCTCGCAGACGAAGTGTTCGTGTTGAATGTAGGCGGCTATATCGGAGATTCGACCCGCAGCGAAATCGAATATGCCGTGAAAATCAGGAAATCCGTGCGCTATTTGGAGGCTATCAGTGAGTGAGCGAGTAGACGCGCCAACACGGGAACAGCGGTTGGAAGATGTGCTGCGAGCCATATATCGGTTTGGGGCCGATACGCTATCGGGTCGAGTCGATGGTCCTGACGACCGAGATTGGCAGCGCGAAGCCGTTCTGGAAATGACGAAGAGATCCTGCGCTGCACTGGGGGGCAAAGTAATGGCAGAAGACTTGAGTGAGCGAGTAGAACGCGACGCGCTGCAGGGGGATGCACCGGGCCCAGCCCGCGAGGGCTACTGGAAGTGGGTCATCGGTGGCCCATATCAAGGCGCAGTGCTGCGTGGAGGGGAAATCAGACATCTCCACTCGTCCGTGGCTAAGGAGGTTTTCGAGCAGGTTCGTGGAACCAAGACCGCCGATGTCATGGCCGGGCTGATGTTCGCTGTTGACATCGCGGAGGAGCGGTCACGCCTAGCATTTGAGGAACTGAATCGCACTCAGAATGAGCTAGCCGCAATGACTGAGGACCGCGACCTCTGGCGTTACGACCATGAAGGCGACTGTCCCGTTCAGGCATTACTTGAAGCCGAGCGCGAGTCACGGAAGCAGGCTGAGGCGGCATTGCAAAAGTTCATGGACACGATGGCCTTTACCCCATCCTCGGTTCCGGGAGCGATAGAGAAGGACTTGAATGATGCCTACAGGGCAGGGCAAGCATACTTCGAGTCCAAGCCTGTTCAGGAGCCTGCCGAGCGGGAGCGTGGGAAATGAAGCCGTATTACGAGGAAGACGGCATCACGATCTATCACGGCGATTGCCGGGAGGTATTGCCCTCCCTGTCCCCGATAGACCTCGTGCTTACCGACCCACCCTATGGAGTGAATCAGAATGGGGATAACACCCGATTCGGAGGCGGTTCGCAAGCTACGATATCCAGGCGTGGGAATGTGGCAATGCATCCACGCAGGGGTCCGATAGTTGGCGATTCTGGCCCATTCGACCCGTCTTTCCTGACTTCCTATGGGAAGCACCAAGTAATTTGGGGCTGGAATAACTATCCAGATAAGCTACCGCGTGGCGCGTGCCTCGTGTGGCTTAAGCGTCACGATGACGCGTTCGGCTCATTCCTCAGCGACGCGGAAACCGCATGGATGAGTAAGGGGCATGGAGTTTATTGCAGGCGCGACCTATCTAACAATGGAATAACGAATGAACGAGTGCACCCGACGCAGAAGCCGGTTGGCTTGATGAAGTGGTGCCTGTCTCTATTCCCAAACGCGCGCACGGTGGCGGACCCATTTATGGGTAGCGGCACAACACTAGTAGCGGCCAAGGATTCCGGACTGTCGGCAATAGGAATCGAGATCGAGGAGCGCTATTGCGAGATAGCCGCTGAAAGACTAGCGCAGGGCGTTCTGGAATTGTCGTGAGGATTACCGGGGAAGTAAACCGGGACAAGCCTGATGAGCATGACTCGTCAGAATGCGGAGGCTGGGGCCATTATGCTTCGGCCTCCGCGCCAACCGTGAGCGAGCCAGAGAGTGGGGAGCAGAGATGAAGCGGCTTTTGTGTAAATTGTGGGGGTGCTGGGTCCACAACGATTACCCGGCTTGCGGTCGATGTGGATCTGCCCTGTACGATGCTGATTTCGTCCAGATCGGGCGCCTCAATTGGGTTTACCGGGTACGCGACGCACTTCGCGGGATTTACATGTCGCTCGCGACCCATCATTGCGAGGTCTGCCACAGGCGCATATGGTTCACGCGGCACAGCCCATGCTGCTCAGATAAGTGCTACAGCCAGTGGGTGCCGTTTTAAAAGAGGACTCAAATGACTAATCCAGCGAGTCAGCAGCCGGCACCTGTAGATCTGTGCCCCATATGCGGAGCCTCCAACGGCGAGAGTTGCAGGACGAAGAGTGGGAGGCGTCCGTTGAAAATGACCCACCCCGAACGGCGTCGAATAGTCTGTCCAGATTGCGGGCGACCCCTGAGCGTGACGCATTATTACCACAAGAATGGAATATGCGAGCATCCCGACCGCGCAATGTATGTCCCACCTATTACTTCGGCGAGTCAGCAGCCGGCACCGATACCGGAGTGGTGTACCGAGTGCCAGTCATCTCTGGGCCATCGCCGCCATTGCAGTCAATTCGTGCTCTGCACCAGGGAGCGCGTCATGGAGCTAGAAGCAGCGCTGACGGAGTGCACGGAGGTCATCTTCTGCAACTCCATCGCGGACAAGCGGACGGCGGACGCATACAACAACGCAAACCGCTTACTCGCTATGCCTCTGGGGGCGCCTGGGAGCACAAAGGAGAAGAAATGAGCTGGAAGAGATTTGATCGAGTCAAGATGTCAGAGAAATTCTTTGCCCAACTACCGTCCTGTGGACGGCCACGAGATAGAGAGGGCACCGTGATGCTCGTCAGCCCCAAGGGAACAATGGTCTACGTCCGCTGGGATGGCCTGAATTCCGTTAGGGGCGAGTGCACCAAGTGGATCACAGGAGTTAGGGGAACGCCTGGGAGAGAGAAACCGTGAGCGAACCGATAAGAGTGACTAGGGATCAAGCGCTTCTGGGATTCCTGCGCGTGAAATATCCCGAACAAGTAGCCGAAACCGAAAGGTTGGTGGACAGCTTAATCGAACAAGGCGTGACGGGAATATACGAGCCTGTCGCTGCGCCTGGGAGAGAGAAGGAGGGAGATCAATGATCTTGCCTGAAGAATTAATATTCGTAGCTGTCGCCCAACGCATCAATCGCGAACTGGTCTCCGCGCCGGTACAGGACATATTAAAAGCGGAGAGAGAGCGCATAGCCAGATGGGCCGAAAGACGAGCAATGCCCAACCTAGCCTTTAACCTACGCATGATGGATGGCGACGAGTGAAACCGGGTAGAGGATTGTCCTCTATCAACTGCAGCGCTGCGCCTGGGAGAGAGAAGGAGCCAAGATGAATACGCGAAAACCAACCTTGAGCCTAACGTGGGGAAAAGTGGACGACGCCTTTGTGGTCCGCTGTGCCGAAAACGGGCTTGTCGCGACTGACCTCGATGAGCGGGCAGCAATTGCCAAGATGTTCACCCTGCTATGGCGGCAGATTCAGTTCGAGATACGCCAAGAAGCTACGCAACGAGCCGAAGCCAGTTTGGGGACGCCTGGGAGAGAGAAGGAGGGATCGTGAGTCTAACCGTGGTGCCGTGCAATATCGACGAAGCGAATGCGTTCATCGAGCGCGTGCATCGTCACCACGGGTCACTTCCCGGGGCCAAGTTCGCAATTGCTGTAGCCGAAGGAGATGAGGTTTGCGGCGTCGCATTGGTGGGTAGGCCAGTCTCGCGGATGAGGGATGACGGATTCACTGCGGAGGTGACGCGGCTCGCTACAGACGGCACCAAGAACGCCTGCAGCATGCTTTACGCGGCGTCATGGCGTGCAGCTCGGGCGATGGGCTACCGAAGGATGGGGACGTACATCCTCAATTCAGAGCCGGGGACGAGTCTCATCGCTGCTGGCTGGAGATTGATCGGGGAAGCAGGCGGCGGTTCGTGGTCGAGAGATAAAAGGCCGCGTGTGGACAGGGCACCAATGCAGGGAAAGCTGCTTTACGAAGTGGGGGTCTGAGATTAGTAAAGAAGCAATGCTGCTAATCCGCAAGTGGAGCGACAAGCAGCTTATCGACGAGTTGCGCAGTCCGATTCGGGCCACGATTGGTCCTGACGCCTACCATCTACTCTTGGCCGAGACGGGTGCACGACTACTGGAACGCACGCCAAAGCGCAAGAAACCCGTCGCGTAGGGCAGGAGACTACCCCGGCCTATCCCGGCGGGGGTTTGGTTTAGTGAATGTGGGCTTCCAGCTTAGCCACAACTGGCGGGGCGTCTTCACTCGGCAGCGGTAATGCTGGCTGCTTAAGGTCTCCCGTCACGACGCCACCAAGCGTTACTGGTGCGCTGGGGTTGGTTGGCATCACGAGTGGCCCGGCAGTGTTCGAAGCATTGCCTACAGCCTTTAGCGAGTCCTGGGCCTGGACGACGAAGCAAACCGTGCCCGATGCCGTGGTGTCCGTATAGTTCGTCGCTGAGACTGGGGTCGCGGAATTGAGCGGCGTGTAGTTAGGCGTGGTGTAATTCACGGCTGGGCAGGCACTCGTTCCAGTCGTGAGCGTGACGCGGCTCATGATGTAGGCGTAAGGCGGCGTACCTCCGCTGGTCGGAGCGGTCCACGTGAGAGCTACGGTGTGCGTAGTGGGCGGGACCTGACTGTGAGCGCATCCGGCGCAAGCCACTACGGCGAAGAGAGCAACAAGCATCCTGCCTACTGGCAAGTTCTTCATTTGTTCTCCGTTACTTAAGTGATGTGGAATATTTTGGAATCTGGCCCTATCCTTCATGGACTATGCGCATGGCTGCATTCTTATTGCTGCTGCTGGTGTTATGCCCGCTAGCCCACAGCCAGAACGGAAAAGTGCCAGTGGCGTTTTCATGCCAATGCAACGATCCCGCTGGTGCCATCTTCAGCAGCGCCTTCCTCGATGCGTTGGCAATAAGCCCCAGGTACCGGAACTCAGACCGGAGCAGTAACCTGTATGTAAACGTGATGTCGATCGACCCTGATGAAATGGGCCAGCGCACGGTTCTTAGCATTACTGTCGGCGCACGCTCTAGCGTTTACGAGCTGAAGCATCTCAAGATCTGCGGGGCGCGGGTAATTGATTCCTGCGCGCGCTCCGTGCTCGCGGAAATCGACAGTGAAAGCCCGCGATGATAGCACTTCGGTAATCTAGCGGCTGGTAGCATTCAGGGGTAGCATCCTACTCAGTAGGGAGCGCACACCTTGACCACTATTCTGTTCTTCCTGGCCATTTTCGGAATTGCCTTTGTCTGGTACGTTGGCCAGAGCATTGCGTATGGTCGCTCCATACGCCGCGGGCAGCGCGCGGTCAGCCAGCGCTCCGGAATGGTAGAGGGCGGACGACGCTCCGCTTAGGAATGGCGTGGAGGTTGCAAGTGGAATCGCCGTCGCTCCAACCAAAGTAGCCGCAGCCCCATCTCCGGCAAGCAAATGCCTTAGTTCCGCGCTGCTGGCCGCCTTGACTAGCGTCCCGAAAAGAGACGTACTCTTCTCCGCGTTGGCATTTTGCAATTTGCTGGCCTGCTTCAGATTCTGATAACTGCGGTTCGGACCCACCACCTCAGGTGCCTTTTTGTCTAGGATGTCTCCTAGGGAAGACGATAGCTGTTGCTTTACCTCGTTGATATTGGCATCCGAGGGATTGCGCCAGTTGGTGTTCTGGTCGAGCATCATCTTCTCTTGCCAGAGTTGCGATGGCGTAAGGTCTCCGCGGCTGGCTAGATCCATCAGGCGCTGCTGCTGACCATTGATTTGGCTCATCAGGTCGTCACTTCCACCTAATGCCCCAGCAGCCGTCTTGGCTCCCTGGAATACATGCGCAGTACCGTCGCGCAACTCATCAGGAGAGATGGTCTCCCCGCGCGCATCTGCAGTCTTGTAGGCTTCGCCGATCTGCGGGCCCACTTGGTTGTAGAGCGCGTTGTCTATCTTGTCTGCCAGTCCTTGCTTGGTGAAGGCCACGCCAGAAGTGTTATCGAAGACGCCCTCTGCTGGGTTAGCTCCGAATTGGAGGTTCTTGGCCTTCGCGTTCAGGACGAACTTGTTCATCATGTTCTCGCCCGTCGTCCGGAGCGCATCTCCCGTTGGAGTAACGCCTTCCTGGCCGCTAGCGCCCAGCTTCATCGAAGCTAACAATTGCGCGGCGGGACTTATGACGTCGCCTGCCAGTCCTGCATAGTCGCTGTTCCGGTAGTCGGAAGCGATCGAGGAACCGTTGAATCCTGCCAGCCCTGCTGCCTGCTTCGTGACATCCGCGCCGACGTTTCCTTGTGCCTGCACAGCATGCGCCACAGGACCCTGAGCAGCATCGTTGGCAAAGCCCTGCGCCACGCCGCCCGAAGGTCCGAGCCCGGTAGGATTGCCGACGGTGGCCGCGCGGAACATATTCAGTACACCGCTGGGAGTCGGCAGGTTAGCACCTGCGGCGGTCAGGAAGCGTGAGACCGGCCCGGCCTCCGGAAGCGTCGGCGCCGGGGCTGGCGGGTGATAGGGAACGGCTCCGGCAGCCAAAGCGTCGGAGTATCTGTCCTGCGGCACCACCCCGCGGGAGCCGGTGCCGGCGTGGACCATGTCGACGGCCATCTTGGCGCCGGCACGAAGCGCGCCCGGCATTCCAGACAGCGGAACGTCAGCAACAGACCCGTCAGGGCCGATCATCGGGACGGTCTGGTCGCTCATCGCTGCTGCCCTCCGAATTGCGACCAGCTAAACCCGCCACCGGCTGCCGGCGCTGGTGCACCGGATTGCTGTGCCGGAGCTGTCGTCTGGCGTGCCTTTGGCGCATACGCCGTGGGGCGACCCAGGTTCTTCAATACCCCGGTCGCCAACTGCTGGTCTCGGTCGAGCAACGCGTTGTTAAGCGCGCTCGAGCGCGAGGCTCCCGGGAGATTCGAGTTCACAATGGCTCGCAGTGAGTCAGTGGCGCTGCCGCCATTGCCGGTGTATTTGCGCAACACGCCGCTCATCTCTCGCTGATTCAGGAGGCGGGAAGCGAACTCCGCGGATTGCGGCGTCATTCCCTTTTGAATGTAGCTGTTGAGAACTGACTGCGTTGCGCCGGGATTCCCCTCCGCTTCGGTCGTGGCGCGCGCGATCAATCCTCGCTGCGTCATATCGTCGAGGACGCCCATGTTCTTGCGGAAGAACTCATTGTTATCAAGGAATTGACTGACGCCAGTCTTGTCGCTGGCCAGATTCATCGACTGCTGTTCAGTCGTCTTCGGGGCGCCGGTATTGAGCGCCTGTTGATTGGAGATCGTCGTCGGATTGCCCTGAGTGTCCGTTGTCTGGAAGGGCGTATAGGCGGCGTTCGCTTGCGCGCGCACGATTGGGGACAGCATGGAGTTCGACCTCACAGGCTTGCCATCGCTGCCCAGCACTGGCTGAATCTCTCCCGTGAACTTGTTCACACGCTGCAGAATGCCTCCCGCATCCTTCGTCTGCCAGGCCGCGGGATTCAGCGCGGCCATCTTGCTCAGGATGGGAATCATGCGCGGATCTACTTGCGTGCCCCGCGGAAGCTTCAGGATGTCCGCGATGTCGTCATCGACGTCCATCGGCATCTTCTGATTGAGCGCGGAGCCGGCATTGAGCATCGGAATGATGTCCGCACGGCGCGCTGTGACTTGGCCGGGAAAGTGCTGTGCTACTTCGGCGGGAATCGGCAACTGCTGATTCTGATACTGATTCTGGGCATAAGTCTGCTGCTCGTTCTGGAGTTGCTGTTGATGCAGGCCGATCAGGCTGCTGGTCTCTCCGGCTTGCTGATTAAGCTGCTGCTGCCGCTGGTTCTGCTGGATGACGTTCTGCTGTTTCTCGTAATCCGTCGGCAGTCCCACATGCTGCAGGGCTGACTGCCCAGCGCCGTAGAAGAAGTTTGTCAGGAAGCGCTTGACCGGACTGGCACCCTGATCCGGACCCGCCTGCGGCACGGGCTGCAGAGGAGTCTGAGATATCTGCTGCAACTGCTGCATAATCTGAGACGGATTCGGTTGCTGCGGGGCCTGCTGAGGCATCTGCTGCTGCGCGGCCTGTGGCGGCTGCTGGAGCTGCGCATTCGGCGCTACCGGGGCAGGCAACTGCAACTGCGACATGTCTACATTCATTCCGCTCATATCACCAGCCCAATCCAGAAATATTGCCGCCGCCGGCGCTCATGCCCGGCGCATTGATGCCGCCGCCATAGCCCTGGAATCCGCTGCTGCCCGTGTTCAGCATCTGTGGCGCCACGCTATTCATTCCACTCAGTGCTGTTCCCAGGCCGCCCGTAGCCACCGCGCCTACAGCTCCGCCCAGGCCCTTACCAAGACCGCCCAGGAACTGATTGAAGCCGCTATTCTCCTGTGACGACACATACTGGTTCAGCGAGTTGTTCGCTCCAGCTCCGAAGGTTCCCACACTCTGACCCAAAGTCTGCGCATTACCGGAAAGCACTCCCGCTGCATTGAACTGGTTGTTCATCGCCTGCTGCGAATTCTGCAGGTTGATGGTGTTGATCGCATTCGACTGGTCCGACGCTTGCGCGCCGTAGAGTCCGGCCAATGTTCCTGCCGTAGCCCCGCCCCCCGGCGTCTGGCTGCCGCTGATCCCTCTCGCGCCGAGAGCCTGGCGGGTCTGGTTGCCGGCCTGAGCGTATTTCTGGGAGTTCTGATTCAGCGCCTGCGAGGTCATCGTGCTCATCTGCTGACCAGTGAATCCCTGGTTGCCGGACAAGTAGCCAGACAGGCTCCCCTTCAGGCTGTTCAGAGTGTCCATCTGGCTCTGAAATGCTTTATTTTGGAGGTCGTTCTGACTGTTCAATTGCGTCTTCGCTGTTCCGGAACCTGCTCCGCCCACGGTCACACCTCGTCAATCTTGAGCTTAAAAACGCGCGCTTTCACTTCCACGAACCGTTCATGCTTGGCCGCAAACTCTGCGATCGATGGCTCAGAAGCCACGAACCAGACTTCTCCATGACCCAGCCGCCGGCCTTCCCACTTCACGATCTCGGTCATCTTTCTCAGAGCCAAACCCACTTGTGCCATGCTCGCGTCCGGATTCGGAGCTAAGGAATCCATGATGTAGGCCGGATGGATCGGCACCATGAGCCACGGATGCTTGCTGTCTCCCCCATCCGCCACCAGAACTGTGGTCGCCGGATAACGCAACATCTCTTCGTCCAAACCGTTCTTGTCTCGGTTGGCGTGGATCCACTCGCGGAAGAGTTCTATTTCACTCAGCGAAATATTCAGCGGTCGAATGGTGCATTCGCGCCGACTCATAGAGTCGAGAATCCCCGCGGGCGAGTCGAGGAAAGTGGGCCGCCGGTAAAGCTGGTGCCCGCCCCCGTTCCTGTGCCGGAGGCTGGGGTTGTGAAATACACCTGCCCGGAATAGATCGGCTCTGCTTTATACGACTGCTGCGCTTGCAGAGCCACGTTTAGAACGGTTGGCGACGCGGTTGGCGAAATGGCTACCTTAGGAGTGCCGCTATCGCCGGGGCCAAAACTCAGCCCGCCAGAGCTGTTGATGTTCCAGTAGACGGAGAATCCATATTGGGTGTTCGCCGTGAGTCCGGTAATGGTCTGCGTGCCCGGCGGAATCGTAAAGCTGGTTCCATCCGCGCGCTTCACGGAGAGAATCTGGCTATGATTCGAGCCATCCCACCACAGGGTGATAGTGGTCGTAGTCGCCGTAAATCCCAGCACTCCAGATAGAACGTTCGGCGACAGACTTCCTTTCGCCGAGACGGCGGACTGGGAATTGATGAGTCCGGTCGGTGTCACTGCGGTATTCGAGGGCAGCGTAAACTTCGCCTTGGAGAACACCGGAGTCGTATGCGTGGTCTTGGGGTACGCACCCTCCAGCCTTCGCAGCCTGCTGGTAGCATCGTTCGAACTCACTGCCCATTTGCTGATGTTCATGCTCATACGTGGTATGCCAGCGCCAGCGAATAGAGCATCCACGGCGTCACGTTGGCTCCATAGCCGAATTTCATCGCTGCACGTGTTGCTGACTGCATCTCATAGCTGGCGCGATAGACCGTCTTGATAAGTGCCTGGCCTTGGTTCTGATAAAAAGGCGGCGTCGCGCCCTGCAACTGATCTCGCCAGTTTGCTTCTGCATAGGTCGGGTCTTCATCGAGCAACAACGCTACAGAGTCCAGAACTCTTGGTCCGGTCTCAAGCTCCACCTGTTGTGGCGTGCCGACTTCCTGACGATTCCTGTTCGTCGCATCCGCGCCCGTTCCACATGGAACAAGATTTGTAACTACTGTCTCGGCATATTGCGTTCCATTGTCGACGTAGCCCAGGTTGGCCGCATCCAGCCAGCAGACCTCTCCGGTCGTGAATGCGATGAAGAGATACACATTGCCGGGAGAGACTTCCCCCGAAGCGATTGCACAGGCTCCAGGAACGAGCCAGGGCGTATTCCAAACGCCCAGATCGATGTCAAAGATATAGAGCTTCTGATTTGCCGGGTCGAGCAGATACATCCAGTTAAAGCTGCCCTGCGTGTGCATGCCGACGAACGATTGCGAAGGATCCACAGTTGCCAGGTCCGGGCGAATATCTCTGCCAATTTCTCCTTGTGCCCCCATCCACAACTGCCGGGAGCGATCATTCCAGATCACATCGCTGCCCACTGACTTAATTCCGGTAACGCCGCGCACGCCGCGCTTGTCTAAAAGCAATCCGATGCGGAAGGTATCGAGCGAGTCTCCGGTAATCTGCCAGAACTGCGAGGCTAACCCGACGCCTAGCTGGTCCGGCGTTTGCCCGAGACCCTGCACCCTTTCCGGCCAACTATAAAAGTTCCCGTCGATACCGCCCGGCCACGCTTCCTCCGCAACGCCGTTGGCAATCTCTTCGAAGCCGGAGAAGTACGTTGTCCCATTCGCAAATCCCCAAATGCGGTTGTTCCAGAAGACAAATCCACGGCATGGGGTGGGCGGGCTGTTTCTCAGCAGTGCCGGGGCAGTCTGGTCGCCAAGGTTGATGTCTGCAATTAGGTCGACAATGGTCTGAGTAGAGTTCGTATGAATGACATTGGGCTGCGTCTGTTGCATCACGTCCGGTGCCTGACTGCCACCGTCCGTCGTGCGATAGACATTTATGCCAGTGACCTGTTGGTCCAGCGAAGCCGTTACTGAGACCGTTGGCATGTCGCCGGTAAACACGCCAGTCGAAGGACTGAGCGGGCTCATATTGGATTCATGCCCATAGATGGTGGTGTAGGTGTATCCGTAGTAATAGCCGGTATAGGCGTTGATCCCAGCGGGCACGATGGTGACGGTCGGGGCGCTGGTATAGCCGGTGCCCCCATTGACGATGCTCAGGCTGGCGACTGCATCGAAAGCCACCGTGGCTGTGGCTGTGGCTCCCGTCCCACCGCCTCCGGTGATCGTGACCTGGGGCGGGTTGAACTGGTCATAGCCAAAGCCGGGGACGACTACGGCTAAGGAGGTCACTACGCCCCCGCCGACAGTCGCGGAGGCAGTGGCATTCGTCGGCGCAAAGAAGCCCAGCGTCGGTGCCACGGTTGGCGCATCTGTACCCCACTTCGATACGACCGCGCCATCATATTTCAGCATGTCCGTGCCGTTGCCGAAGAACAGCAGGTTCCGGCTGACCACGAAATCGAATGGCTGCGGATGACTTGCGCTGGTGTGGATCAGTACCAGGGATGCGTCCTGACCCCACTGCGCCTTATGGACGTAGCTGTTCACTCCGTCCGTGGACGAGGTGAGGAAGAAGAACGTTCCGTCCCAGCGTTCCCAGGTATAGGTGCGCTTGATTGTGCCCATCGTCATGGGCGAGGTGAACGCATTGTTGGCGAAGCCGGGACGCTTTCTGAGCATGCCGTCGGCCAACACCAGCGTGTTCTGGCTGCCCGCTACAAAGTGCGCGGAGGTGTCAATGACCGAGGTAAAAGTGCGGTAGGCAAGCGTTGGTCGATCAATGCCCGCGTACTGCAGTTGTCTAGTTCCCAAGCATCACCGTATTTCGCGCTACAATTGTGCCGAGGGTGGGCCCATGGGCTGGCTTGACAGGATCGTAGGAATGGTGATGGATATTTGGGTCCGCAGACAGGTTCGCCGCAAACGCTCCGTATATCGCTGGTAGCATCTATTCCCACCCTTCACAGGCCGCCGAAGTGATCGCATTCGTCGCGGCTGAAAAGTCCCGGAATGTCACCGTTGCGGTAGTCGTAGTTTTCCCCGAGTTCGCCACGGTGATGACTGCGCCGGCGCCCGTCGACGCCTCGGCCGTGCACTGGCCCGCCCAGGTCGTATTGGGAAATGCCTTGGGGAAGGTCAGCGTGAAAGTGCAAGAACCACTCGCGGCCGCCGAACACAACGGCGAGCCGGTCATGCGAACCTGCTGCCGGATGCTATATATTGAGCCGTTCGCTCCAAGCTGAATGCCTGCAGGGAATCCGGTCGGATTGATCCCGGCATTGCAAACCAGATTCGTGATGGTGCCCAGCGCGGGCAATCCAATCTGGTTCGTTTCCAGCCCGCCGATGCCGTTGCTGTTCACGTCCAGCGATATGCCGCAGGCCGCTGTTCCGTTGATCGTGTTGGACGAGATGACATTCCCCGCCGAAGTTACCAGGCTGATGATGTTCGTCGCCGTGATCCCATTCATCACGTTGCCGGTCACGGTGCTGGCATTCACGCTAGTGAACGAAATCGCCGACGCAGCGCCAACCATGAAGTCGTCATGACTGATACGTAGGCTGCCCGTGTTGGCGGCGGATAAGCCCACGCCGGAGCCGTTGGGATAGAACATTTGCAGGTTGGTGATGTCTACGTGGCTGCTGGTTCGGATGTCAATAACCGGAGACGTGCTCGACTGGCGAAAGTCCCATCCCCCGCTTACCTCGACCGAACCCCCGACATTTTGGACATAAATGCAAGTCGTAATGCAACCATCGTTGATCGAGTTGAGGATGTGGATGTCTGTAGATGGCGAGCTGGTGCTCGCAGCCTGCAGATAGTCCCCATAATTGACCGCCGCTGTTTCCAGGTGATCCACCATCAGGTCATTCATGGCGGAGCCGTTGGAAAGCAGGCCGTAAGTGGTGGTGCCGGTCAGAGCCGGATTCGCTGCGACGAAGGAGTCGCGGATGCGGAGCGAAGCGCTGGCCGCGCCGCTGGTGCTGTCTACCTCAAAGCCTGCGAGTGATCCGCTGGTCTCCGTGAATCCGTTATAGCCCCAACTTGCAGCGCTGTTTTGAATGTAGCCAGTGCCCTGCGACCCCGCGCCGTTGAACAGGAAGCCCGCTGTCGAATCCATGGAGACGACGCCATCGATCATGGCTCCATAGGAAAAACTTAGCCGCAAGCCGGCTGCGGCCGCGCCCGGCGCCACACTGCGAGCCAGGGTGAAATTCGTAAATTTGTTGTAGGTGATGTTGTTCGATGTGCTGGTCCCGCTCACGTCCAGAATGTCCGCGGTCGTGCTGTTCGAAACAATCTGGCTGGCCGATGGCGTGGGATACTGCGCCGAGTTTGGGATTCCCGACGCCACTCCTGTAAGACCTACTGCTGAAGTGGTAATAGAGAGCGTGTTGGTGCCAATGCTATATTTCTTCGCCTGCAAGAGAGCATTGCCCGTCGTCAGTGCGTTGAATGTTGCCTGGATCGCCGTGTAGTCAACCGTTGTTCCATCGCCCACAGCACCAAACCACTCCACGTTGGCGGTAGGCTGGTTTTGCCCGAATTTGATAGCTGCGGTGCCCGCAAAATGCTGGCTGATCGTTCCGTCTACGTGGCCGGGGAGGGTCAGGGTCGATCCGCTGCCGTTCACCGTCCACACGCCACCATTCATAAAGTAGAGTTGGACGTTGCTCGATAAGGTGTGATTTTCGCTGAGCGTGATGGTCTGCGGATTCGTCACAAGATAGATACAGGCAGACGAACATTCCGACTCGATGGAGGCGATTGTGTCTCCGCTCTTGGAATAAAACACGCCATTCACTGAATTCGCAGTGACCGTAGTCGCGTTTACCGTCGTGGCGGTCACAAGCGGCGTGGTCAGAGAGGTCGCATTTATGGGCGGGAGAGGCTGCGCAAGCTGTCCCCAATTCCCCAGATCCAGCCGCAGGTAAGAGTTATCCCCAGTCGGCGTGTTGATCACCGGAGTGGTATTGATCGGCGTCAGCGTATCCAGCGTGGTGCTTCCTGCTGGCACCTTGTAACTGCCCAGAGAGGTAACTTGGCCGTTGGCTACAAGATTGAAGGTGTAGAAGCTAACCGGAGTCGTAGGGACGCCGGCGCCGCAGTCAATGACTGAATTGCTCCAGAGCGGAATCGGCGCGACGCCCGATGTGTTCGGGTAAAAGGTCCGCGACTTCTCACCAATATTTCCTGTCCCCGGAACTCGCGGTGCTGCGCAGTTCTGCAGATCCACTCGGATGGAGGCTCCGGTCGGCTGCGCCGCTCCACCTCCGAGTTGCTTTAAATTGGCGGTGACGGTCGCATTTTGTGCGAACGCGCCCATAGCCAACAGTGGCCCACAAAACAACCAGCCCCAGCGACAGTTCAAAAAGCACCCCAAACATAGCTGTATCCTTGGTTCGCGTTCCAGATACCAATCGGATCGGCGGGGAACATGGTGTCAATCGCTCCCGCATCTTCATCCTGGGCCATCGAGTTCAACCCGCCCATAAACGCCGCAAGCTGGCCGCTGTACGATGTCTGGCCTCCGGAATAGGTCACCGAACCGGCGCGGGGATCTTCATCCAATCCCCACATCTTGTAGAGAATGCCGTCGTGCGCAATCTGCACATACTCGTCGGGAAACCACGGCGCCTGATCCAAACTCAGAATCGGATTCAGAAAAGGCTGATACTTCAGCCGCAGTTCAAACGTCGAAGGACTCGGAGCAGAAATGGCCGAGTCCAGCCGGATGATTGCCAAGTCCGGTTCATACGAGATGGCCTGGATGTTGTTGTAGGCTTTCGCATTCAGGTCCACGGTCAGCGTCTTTACCACGTCGTAGTCAATGACCTGCACCGGCGTGACATCAGTGCGGTAGATGGCCGCTTGCACGAGTCTGTAGAGGTCGGTCGGGGCGGCATAGTCCTGCTGCTGGTCGACAAGCGGGATCGTTCCGGGAGGGGCTATCGCCGGCGTGTTCTCCAGCGTGAATCGCCAGGGGAAAAAGCGATACATCGCTGTGGACACCATTTGCACGATGTCCACATCCGAGTTTCCGAACTGCCCCTTCTTGTCCCCGGTCACGCGCGCCATCTCGAAGATGCGCGACCAGGTGAAGGTGGACTGCAGTGTCCCCGTTCCCGCCATTTAGGCGACCTGCCAGGCTGGCTTGTTGGGCAGCAACTCGGGATGCTTCCTGAGCGTGTCGTCTGTCCAGTTGGTGAGCTGCTTTGCCGTCAACTCCGAAAGAAGATGCAGATTCACCGCACCGGCATCCTTCTGCGCCTGCGTCGCCGTGATCGGACCAAACTCGAACTCACACCGCACGCAGTTGCCCCGAATGTAGCCGTCGGAGCAGATGTGCCCTGCGAAGGTGTGCTTTTCATCCTCCCGGCGATGCTGGCAGGCGGCGATGCGGCCGCGAATCTCTTCCGCCTCGCGTCTGGCCGCTTCCGCACTGGCGCGCGCCATTTTCTCGCGGCGGTTGCGATCCTCGTCGAGCTTCTTCTGATCGAGCTCGGTGGGCTTCTTCATCTCCGAGATGATCGTGCGCACCTGATCCATGCTGAAGTCCGATGCTGGCTCCTGCTTCTTGCCCGACCCCTTGGGCCGGCCGCCCTTGCGCTTCGGCTGTTCGATTTGCGGTACCTGTTCCTCGTCCATGCTTTTCTCCTTTAGTTCAACAGTTGGCGCCAGTTTCTGGACCGATCGGTGTCGGGAAACTCACGCAGCATGTCGGCATGCATGAAGAGTCCCTTGCGCAGCAGACGGCTGATCACCGTGCGCCAGCCGCGCATCTCGCCGGCGAATATCTCTCGCGTGGCCTCGCAATCCTTCTCCGTATCCCAAAACTTCTCTTCCTTGGTGAAGCGAACGCTGAACTCGGGGCACAAGTCTTTCTCCATGCCCATCAGGAACATCAGTCCTTTGTGGCTGGGCGTGTCCATGTTCGAAACGCCGTCGCGAAAGTAAATGCCTACCCGTGTCGGGTCTGCCTTGGATAATTCGAAGTGGAAGTTCTGGTTCAGCCTGTGCAGCTTCTTGCGGACTTCATCCCCACGCATGATGTGGCCCATTTGCGCCTGCATGTCGGTCGTGGGGCGGTCGTCATCGGGCGCTATGGCCTGCAGGCGCTTCGCGTCGATGTCTTGCGCAATGGTGTCGTGCTTTTCGCGCTGCGCGTCCTTGCTGGCCTTTGCAGCGTGTTCTGCGATCATCTTCGTGTCTTTGCCAAGCATGTGAACTCCAAAAGTAAGGCGACCCCGGAAAAGGATCGCCTAAAGAGAAAGCAGCCGAGGAAACTAGGAGAGATTCGAGGCGCCGTTGGGCGCGCAGATAACCCAAAGGTTGATGGTCGCGAAAGACGGCGTGGTCCCGCCGACAGTGGCCAGGACGCGCACGCTGCTGTAGACGATCGGAGAGTTGATCGCTACGGCGGCGCCGGTGTTGGCAATGGCCTGTTCGGAAGCAGCCTGATTCATCGCCACTTGCGCAGTGAAGATCAGCGAACGCTGACCGACTGCCGTCACCTGGGCAAACTTCGCGAAGGTATACCAAGTGACGCCGTTGTTCGGCGAGTGCTGGAAAGCAACATCCAGTGTGGGTGAGGTTCCGGTCGCAGCGCCCACATCCAGAATGGCAGTATAGGAGTCTGCGATCGGCAACTGGAACGACGCACCGGTTAGGGTGGCAGTCGTGGCTGTGGTTGCCGAGAGCGGATTGATGATGCGCGGGTTAACGATCAGGCTTGGCATTAACCTACGACCTCCAGCGTGAATGCGTCGAGGTAGCCGATGTTGTTGGCGTTCGAGGTTCCGAAAATGCCCGTCACGCACAAGGGCTGTTTGCCGAGTGAGAGGTCGACGGTAACCGGAGTGATCGCCGCTCCAGCCACCGCTGTCCCGGTGGTTCCGCTCCAGCCGCCGGCATTGCCCGCCAGCAACTTTGAGGTCGGGTCGTAGCTCAGATTGAACTGAAACTCGTAGTTGCCCAGCAGGGCGAAGGTGCCGACCAGCGCCGATGCCGTAATGGTGGTGTTGCTCCCGGCGGTCGTGCTGTTGCCGATCTGCAGCGCTACCGTGAAGGTACCGCTCGTTCCGGTGGATGCGCGTCCTACCACCCGGACACTCCAAACAGAGGTGCCGAGAGGCCATTTCACAGGGCTGCTGCCCAGGTTGACCGAATCGACTTCAACCTCCGGAAGATAGACCACAGCAGCCTTGGTGGGAAGGCTGGAGCTGGCCGCGTTCGCGGTAACCGAATCCTGCGTCAGGAAGACGGTTGCCGCTGTGGGATTGGCCAGAGGAGCAGCCAACTTTGCGCCGTAGATGCTATTTACATTCGCCATTGTTGCGCTCCTTTCTTAGACCAAGCTCGCGTCAGCCTGGAGGATGATGATGCGGTTTGCATCCAGCGTCTTCGTTGCGAAGACATAACGGTAGGAAACCAGTCCACCGATGGTGCCAGTGGGATCGGCAAGCGATGGGCCGCCGGGCACGATGTTTACCCGGAAGCGCTCGTTCATCGGATCAGTTACCCGGCTCGGACCTTTGCCTGCCAGATCCACAATTCCCACTGCTTCACTGCCGCAGATGTAGGTGTTGTAGAGCTGCGAGGGTGATGTGCCGCTCACCGAGACGTTGGTAGATTCCATCAGGCGAACATTGCCGACCATGCCGACTTCGCCATTCAGAATCTCGCCCTTCATCACTGCCGGACCCTGCTGGTACTTCATCAGGTCGATGAAGCCGCCGGCGGTATTGTCCACCGTCAGGTCATAGGTGATGTACGGGTGAATCACGCCGCGATTTGGCCCATCGGCAAAGCCACGAACGTTGCGACCGCGAAGTCTTGCAGAGGCCGCGCGGAAGTCGATCGCACTGATGTTCGAGCCTGCCGTCGGAAACAGCGCAGAACTGTTGCTGTCGATCTCCTGGCGGATGATGGTGTCCACCGAACCGGCGCCGCGGTAGCTCAACGTTTCAACCATGCGCGTCTGCGTGTCGGAGATGTCGGTGTCCTTCAGGAGCGTCGATGTGCTCATGAAGTCCGAATACTCTTCCACGGTGGCGCGGATGGTGAAGGTAGCTTCCGGAACCGGGTTGGGGATGTAGCCCTCAGCCGCTGGACTGGTGTTGAACGACGGCAATCCGACGCGATACCACTGAATCGTCTTGCCGCTATTCAGCGGGAGAGGCTTGTCAACGCAGAGTTGCGCCATATAGAAGCGCGCCATAACCTGCGTAAGGGCTGTTCTGTCGTAGTAGACAGTTGCCTGATGCTGAAGAGATGAGGTCTGAGTAGTAGACCCCGGAGGGAAGACGGCCACGGTGTTCTCCTTCGATTTCCAAAAAGTGACGTTGCTGCTATCGCTTCTCGGTCAATCGAGGGACACCCTAATGACCACCCTGGACCTTGCCGGCTTGAGGCCGACTCAGTCATGCGCTTTCCAGTCTTGAGGACCGCTGCGCATGGGTCGCTGTTGCGATACAACCATACTGCTAATGCGAAGTCAATACCAAAATCATCGTTTCGCTTGCAATGCCCTCAGATCTTCCATCGGCATCTTCCACATATCCGCTTCCGTCATCGCCGGAGCGTTCTGCGGACTGCCGTTGGGCATCGATGCAGGAACTTGCGGCCGCTGGAATGTGTTGCCGCGCGGCTGCATGGAGACTTGCTCATAGGAGCCGGTGCTCTTGAGCCACTGATGCGCCATCGCCAGGGTCTGCGGAGTCTCCGGCATGCCGTTCTGCGCCAAGGCCTCGGTCAGCACGCGGCTGTTGTGCTCGCTCGGCGCGAAGTCCGGATTCTCGGCCATGAACTGATTGGCGACCATGCGACCCTGAATCTCCATCTGGTTTCCGTTGATCCGCTCATAGGCAGCCTTCATCTCGGCCGCGTTCTGGAAACCCAGGTTCTTCGCCGTGATGTCCGCAATCATCTGCTCTGCGGGATCGACGGGCGCCTGCTGGGGCGCGTTGGGTTGCTGCGCCGGGGGCTGTTGCTTGAAAGTATCGAGCTCCGTCTTCAGCTTCCTGCCGTAGTTGTGGGTGTGCGCCGCGGAGCCGGCCAGCTTCTCCACGAGCTCATCATTCGTGCCAGTGAAGATCTCGCCGGTGTTCAGCCTGACCTGAAACTTTCCGTCCTCGAGCGGGGTGCGTTCGAAGAGTTGCGGCGCCGGCGGTTCTGCCGGTGCCTGTACTGGAGGTGCCTGCTGCGGTTCTGCTGCTGGTGTCTGCTCGGCTGGGTTAGGCATGGTCGTTGCCATGTTGTGTCGTCTCCTTGATGTAGTCCTTGTATTGCTCGGTCATGCTGGTCACGCGGTGTTCCATCGCCACGCGCATCTTTTTCCACACCTGAAGCGTGATGAAGTTGTCTCGCTTCTTGTCGAGCGATTCACCGGGTGCGGCTTCGATGATGGCTGCTTCGGCATCGGCTATCTGCTGATCCCACGCCGTTTTCAAGTCTTTCCAAACGGGGCTGGCCTGAAACTCGACATATGCGGACCCGAGAGACACTTGTTCCAGATCCATCTGCGCCTGCTCTTGCGCCTGCTCATGTGCGGCTGCGCTGACCCCAACGTCCATCATGGGGCGCCGCCTGTTCCGCCATCACCGCCGCCAGAGCCTAGCAGCGCGGGATTCATCTGAATGCCCAGCATGTGCTTGATCTCGGGATCTTGCATCAGTTTGATCAGCGTCTGGATCAGCTTGGTCTCGTCGCGTTTGTCCTGCATCCCGTCCATAGCCTGCAATCTCTGACCCTGCACCGCCATCTTCTCTTGCATGGCTGCCTGCTGACGTTGCTGCATGTCCTGCTGTTCTTTCGGCGTCATCGGGCGATAGAGATTCGACGGTGGCAGGGAATAGGTGTCGCAGAACAACTGCTCGATCGACTTGTAATCAGGCGTCATCATCTGCTGTTCGGCCATGCCCTGCACCAACTGCGGATTCAGCAGATACTGTGCCGCCACCATCATGCCGCCATTCTGCAGACCGGCTCTTGCCTTCATGCGGCTGCCGGCGTTCAGGTTGAAATCTACATCCGCGTTCAGCACATTGATGGGGTCAAACTGCAACTCCTGACCCTGTGGGCCGATGATTGACATCATCACGCCGGGGTCGAGGAACTTCTTGTTCAGGCCCAGCATGATCTGCAGCAACGGCTGGAGCATGTCATCTTCGACGATGACCACCTGGTAGTGGACTCGCGTGCTGGTCGCCGCAGACTGCGTATTGATTCCCGTGGCTGTCCGGTTCGCGCTGTTGCCTCCGGAAGTCGGCGTTCCCAGGGAAGCCAGATCGGTCACACCTGTGACTTTCTGGCTGCGCTGGTCAATCTGGTCCATCTCGATAAATGCCTGCTGGGTGACGTTGCCCATCTCCATGCGAATGACATCTTCGCCGGGCTTGTCCGCTTCCCATACCGCTCCGGGCCTCATGCGCAACTGCCCGCGGCCGAAGACCATGCCACGCTTCTTGACGATCGGTGCATGCAGAATCAGGTTCAATTCATCGATGCGACCATTCAGGATGGCCATTGCTGCGGCTTGGTCGCTCTCCAGCACGTCGCAGATGCCCTGGCCGTAGAACCTGCCGGGTACGTCCGCATAGCACAAATCCATGTAGGGATTGGCGTCGTACTCGTTGGTCGTGTTGTAGATCGCCCTCTCTCGTCCGATGACCCATGCTGTTCGACTGGGTGACGTGTAGCAGAGCATCTCCATGCGTGCATTCTGCGGGTCTACTGACTGATCCTGCGTGGGTTGCCAGTTGCCGCCACGATAGCTTTCCGTGGTCTGTTTCGACATGTCGCCCATCGAATAGAATTTCTTGTTGGTGAGCTCGATCAGCGTCGCATCGTCAGGAATGGTCATGTCCTGCATCCCGCGAAGCAACTGCAGGTCAACCACGCTCACCAAACGACGCTTCAGCGTGTACTGCGCTTCCTGCGGATTCGGACTGGAGCAGTTGGGGTCGATGTAGAAATCGCGCAGATCGATAAAGCGAAGAACGGGCTGCGAAAACCGGATCGGCACTTCTTTCTGCTCAAGCCACTGCTGCATTCTGCCAGTCGGCACCCTGGCTGGCATGCCGAAGGCCGTGGAGTCCTGCATCTCCGGACCCTGCTTGCGCTCCCAGAGCATCTTTTTGGTCAAGCCTTCTTCCCAGCCCCATTCGGCAATCCCGTTGCCATAGATAAGGTCGGATTTGTACATCTTGCGGAAGATGCTGCGCAGACTGTTGAACTTGGTCTTGATTCCGTCCAGATTTTTCAATTGATACTGCAACAGTTGCTTGACCAGCAGGGCCTGCTCAATCGTGGTTCCTGGCTTGGATGGCAGCGCTTCGATGTCCAGATCGCCCTGAAAGATCGCCGACATCACCTGGGGTAGCAACGATTCAATCTGCTGGAATGCCTGATGCACCTGCAAGGAAGCTCGGGGGATCTGCGTGCCTTCCCAAAACTTCTGCGTCACCCATGCCAGATAGGTCTGGTCGGCATTGCGCCAGCGCCAATCGTGGTTCTGCATGCGGTAGCTCTCGGCGGCGCTGAAGTCGCGCAGCACCACCTTGAGCGCCTGATCGTCGGACCAGGTACCTGACGTCGGCAGCGCCGTATTCATCCACTGCGGGGCGACAGGAGCCGTGTTTCCGGGCTTCGAGCCGTCTGCTGTGACTACCGGGCCTAATGAGCCTACATTATTGATAGTGTCGGGCAAATTCGTCACATTCCTGTAAGGGCACTCACGGTGCCAGTCTCGTCACGGTCAAAGGGGCTGAAAGCCATCTCGCTCATCATCTTTTTGTAATCTCGTTTCGGCATAGGCTCGTCATCGTCTCCAAAGTTGCGTCCCATCACGTCTGAAACGGCTCCATCGCGCTCCAGCATGATGTCCACGCAGCAATCCAGAATGTCATCGTGCCGATATTTGGGAAATCCGCGAATTTCGGCCAAAATATGCGATTTTCCGGTTAAATCATCGGCAAAACGGATGCCGCCGCTCGAAAACCACGGCTGCAGGCCCTTGATTTTCTGCTTTTTCGATTGCTGGTTGTCTCTCGGCTGCGCATCGATCGGCAGCCACTTGTTGCGTTTCGCTTGTTCTCTCTGCAGGAAGGGAAGCAGCGTTCTTGCATGCGCTTCCTTCTCCATCTTCAGCTTGATCAGTCGCGGGTACCGCTCGAAGACTTCGAAAATCCATTCAATGACGGTGAAGACGTCAGGTCTGCCGTGCCAGAGGTCCACGATATCCATCCGGCCGTCGGCCAGGAACCCGCCCACTGCAAGTGCCGAGTAATCGTTATCGAGTCCAAGCGCTCCCGTGTCCATGCCTGCGAGGTCCAAAGCTGCATAGAGTCCGTACCGCGGCATGATCTGGCTGATTCTGTCTCGTTTAACGAACTTGACGTCCTTGTCATCGGTGATCAGCCCCTCTCCCATCACGATCGGCCTCATCAGGTACTGCGGAAACAGCACTGACGGGCCAGCCGTCTCGCTCATCTCGATATTCTTCAGTGCCTGGTAGCCCATCCGCTCCGGCCACAGAAACGGACCGGCGGGCCAGTTCGGCGCGGCCGAGCGCTCGATAATCTCGAACTCCGGCGCCATGCCCTGCTCTTTGCGCTTCGCTTCCGTCGAAATCAGCGAGCCATATAGGTCCGAGTAGTCGTATCTGGTACCGGCAACGTCCTGCCAGCCATTTGGGATCTCGCCCTCGCTCGTTTCAAGCAGCGGCGTCATCATGCCGAAGTGATACTTGACATCCTCGATCTGCCCCGGCGTCCTGCAGTTCTCTTTGTCTACGAGGTCATCATGCTTCTGGACATCGTAGTGACCGCCTGACAGCACCTTGCCCACCGTAGCGATGCGACAGCTCGGCTCCTTCCGCGTGATCTGCCGGCAGGGCAGCGTGAAGTTCTCGCTGTTGCCGAACGTGTCGACCTTACCCTCTGGTGGACACCACTCCGGAAACAGAAACCGCAGCGTCTCGTTCTTGACGAAATGTCCTTTGACCGCGCTCAGGAAGCTCTTGGCTTGATCTTCGATGCCCGATGACAGCAGAATGCGAACATCGGGGTAGTTGATCAGCCATTGAATCGTGTGTGCTTCCGTGATCACCGTCGTCTTCAAGTGACCGCGGGGATAGAGGAACAACTTCTTCCGTCCACCCTTCAGATCCCACATCTCGACCTTCGGCTTGCCCAGCAGCTTTCTCAGCCCATACGCCGTGTTCAGATCGTCGATCGTTTGGTGTGGCTCATCCCAACCTTCGAACTTCTGCAGCGCATCCAGAATCGGTCCATGCACCCGTTGCGAGACATCCTTATGTCCCAGCGCCGTATTGCATAGCCACAGCAGGTCTGTCCGCGCTCTCTCACGGCTGCGCTTCCAGCCAATGAAGAATGCTGGGACCTGCTCTTTGGTCAGACCGATCTGCTTATGCGGCGGCTTTTGGAAGGCCATCTCAGTAAGGCGTGCAGGTCAGGTCGTAGGTCATGCCCGCCGTAGCTGTGTGCGTCACAGTCACCGTCCCGGCCGCCTTGGTGCTGATAAAAGTGGTGCCTAGATTCGTCGCCGCGCTTGCGTTCGTTGCCCCCAGCGAGCAATGACCGCTCGTTGTACTGCCAGTGATGGTGGCAACGTCGCTCGTCGCTGCGGTGGTTGTCAAACTAGCGGCCGCCACCTGTGCTGGATCAACTCTCCACCAAACGCCTCCGCCTGATCCTCCAGATGATGCCAGCGTCACTCCGGAATTTACTGGTATGCTCCCGTTTGCATCGCCACCTGAGGCACCCGCGATAATGAGTGCCGCGCTGCCGTCATAGTTCACTATGTGCAGGATTCGGCCTGAAGGCATGGCCGTTAACGTTACGGTGCTTCCGCTTTTATCAAATACAACCTGATCGCTGGATGAGACCGTATAGCTCGCAGTTTGGATGTTCGGCACTAGTTGTGTGGGAGGAATGGAGGAGAGGAGAAACCAGTTATTAGTCGCTACTCCTAACGTCTGAGCGCACTGACCGGGGGGGATCGCAAAGCTGTTGCCATTGCCGGAGAAAGCGCCGCCTCCAGTAACGTTAAGACTTCCTCCGCCCGCTAAGGAGCTGTTGCAGAGCGTGAAGACTTTGCCATTCAATGCATTTCCCCACGCGGGGTAAGTTAGAGTGTGCGCCCCGGTATCGAATACGAGGGAATCATTGAAGAACAGCGTGGAATCCGCACTTAGAGTTTTCACGCTGTTCGGAACAAAGGGCGATGTGATGAACCAGTTGTTGGTTGCCACGGCGGTAGTCTGCGCGCACTGTCCCGCTGGGATTGTGAAACTATTTCCTGTTCCGACTCCCGCCCCGCCCGTCACGGTTACAACGTCTGAAGAAAATATATCGTTGCAAAGGACATAACTCTTTCCGTTGAGCGCGCTCGTCCATGATGGGTATGTCAGCGTAAAGCCGCTTTGCTCAAAGACAGTAGTATCGGATGCCTGCAAGGTATAGTTCGCCCCGACGACGGTCGGTGTGTTAATGGTCGAGGCGGGAAGTCCAGGCAGCAACTTCATCGAATAAAACACCGCCTGCGCAACTTCTGATCCACCGATCGGGTTGACGTGCAGAGTGTTTTGTATATCACCCGCCGCAGTAGTCATCGGCACATATTGATCGACTGGCGTATAGAACAGTTTCAGGCCATCGGCGACAAGCAGGCTGTAATTCGCCAGAATATCGGCGCGGTAGGCGTTCACGTTCGACTGAAGATTGCCGTTTGCCTGATTAAAGATCGTCATATCCAGCACGTACGGCAGTGTTGCTGCCATTGCGTTGGATGGCGTTCCCATACCCGCTATCGCCATCGTCCCTGAGCCGGTCTGAGTAAAGAGGACGGTATGCGAGCCAGCAGATACCGGAACCCTGATAAGTCCGGGCGCTGTCGTCAATGCGTTCTGCGTACTGATAGGGCCAGCAAACGCCGTGGAGACGGATACCGCGCTGCCACCATCCACCGCGTAGGTCCAGGTACCGGTGTCACCATCTATATAGCGTGCCCAGATGTACAGCGGCCCTCCCGTGGTTGTCAGCGAGAGAGTGATAGTGGACCCTGGTGCCGTGCAGGCCTCGCCCGTGACTGCTGCATAAGTCGTATCATTCGCGCACGTCCCGGTCGTCGTGCCCGTCGAGCCTGCGACTCTTGAAGTCGATGGGGTTGCAAGATGCGTGAGCACCGCCTGATCGCAGGCGTTGAAGGTCGCCTCGTATGCGCCCGAACCTTTGGCATTTGCATCATTGGTGCCGATCATCAGCGAGCGGAACGGCTGCGGCCCAACAATGCTAGGAAGATCGAAGTTAAAAGCATGTGACGCGGCATCGCACGCCTGATCGCCGCTGATAGCACGATTTGTGATTGCTGCACTTAGATATGCCCCGACGCGGTTAGGCCAACACGTGGCCGTGCCTTGGTAAAAACAGGTTGAGCCTGATTGATATGCGGTGTTGCTGTCTCCGTAGAAGATCGCTGCGCTTGGATTCAATGCCGGCGACTGAATTATGGGTGCACCGATAGGCCCCTGGAATGCCTGTGGGTTCGGGGTCGTCAGTGAGGCACCGTTCGCGCCTATCCCTGGATTGTTGATCCCCCCGCCACCGGATGGCTGGTTGATCTGGGCATGGGCCCCTAAAGCAAAAAGGCCAGCCACGAGGCTGACCGCAACCTTGTATACAGTTCTCATTTCCCCAACTTGTAATAGACCGTGCCCGAGACCTGCACGGCCGCGCTCAAGTTGATGTAGAACCCGCCCGCCGCACCTGTCCCCGCCCCGCACACGTACCGCTCAAACGTCGGGGCAAAGTCAATCGACCCATCCGCCACCAGGGGAATCGGGCCAGTCAGCAAGGTGCTCGTTCCATTCTTCAACGTCACCGTCACGGCGCCGCCGGCCACAATCGTCAGCCCATAGATCGTTACCGGACCTGTAGCATTCTGCAGCACCAGGTTGTCTCCAGATGCGCTAATGCTCACCGGAGCCTGACGGCAGTTCTGCACAACATTCAGATCCGCCATCTACATCCCGCCTTCGAGCGTGTAGTAGATCGCTAGGTTCTCAGCCGTACCCGCATCCGCCCAATACACCGCCGCCCCCGTCTGGCCTGTGTAATACGGCGTGCCATCATAAGCCATCACCCCGACAGCCACCGGAAACGATAACGTCGGCGCCGTCTGCAGATTCCCAATCACCGCTCCTGCCACAGACGACACTACCTTCCAAATCCGGTAATTCCGTCCAGCCACCGCAGGCAACAACACCGCTCCACCCGCCCCCGGACCAGTCCCCACAAAATTCAGGACTCGAAACGTTATAATGTCGGCCATCTACCACCCCGTCCCATTCTGCGTCGGCCCACTCGCCAACGCCGCCTGCATCGCCTTCCGCTTCTTCTTCTGCTGACCAACCACCTGTGTCAACGCCGTCAAATGCTGCTGCGCTACGCCTGAAGGCTTCACTGACGTCAACCCACCACTGCGGAGTGGTTGGCTCGTGGTTTCCCTAGCTCTGCCGAGCGGACTTTGCATTTTGCGCCTCCGCGTATTGCTCCAACTCTTCAATCTTGATGTTCGGCGGATCCGCACACGGGATACACGCCCCGGGCCCGATCTTTAAGCGGATACAGGCACTCTTGAACTCTTCCGCCGTCATTCCTCACCCTTCTCCGGCCATGGCTTTGTCTTTCCTTCACATCGCGGACATGCCACCTTCGATGTCACTCCGTCCTGCGAGTTGAACACCCAACCGTTCCCCAAACACATCAGGCATGGATCGCTGTGCGGATAAGGTAACTGCTCTGCGTCGCTCATCCTGCCTCACCCTTCTCATACAAATCCCGCTTCGCCCTTAATAAACCAATCGCTATCAGCAAAGCGTTCTTCCCATCCTTCGACTTGATGTCCCGCTCCAGCTTTCCCAACAACACAATCGAATCCCGCAACACCTCGGCACGCACCGCGTTGTCACTCGCCTGAGTCATTCCGGGCCCTCTGTAAATTGGGACTGCAACCAAATTCGTTGAACGGCTTCACCTTCGCAGACCTCAACGCCTCGCAAGCTCTCGCCATCGCACCGGGCAGCGTTTTATCCGCATACGTGGTCCGACCGCGATGAAAGGCAAAGCCACCCCGCACCGCATAGATCTTCAGCGGCAGATCGTAGTAGCGACGCCACATGTGCCAGAGTCGTTCTTTAGTGGCCGGCATCAATTCACCTTCCGGAACTTGTGCTTCCCATCCACCTCACCGCGAAAGAATCCGCCCTTGCTCGGCGCACTCATCAACTCCACATGCTTCCCAGCCGGCACTCCCGCATAGTGATACTCCGCACCGTTCTTGAACCGCACTCCAAGCGTCTTCGTCGCCTCGTCATACCCAATCTCCGCAATGTGCCCCGAGGTCACTTTTTTAAAGTCCATCACGCTACCAACTTGCTCATACGCGCCTTTACCGCTTCGTCCCGCGTGGCGAATACGCGGCACCCCGGATAGCAGTCCCACCAGAGTTCCCCATCGAGCGCATACCCCTCCCCGCCGGGGTAGAAAGGGTGCCTGTCGGGGTGATAGTGCTGCTCTCTGACCGTGGCCTCAACGATCGAGTACCCGCCGAATCCGCGAAAAGTCTTATGGTGGCACCGGTCGCGCACCCACACCTTGTCGCCAACGTTGAAACGGTAGGGACACTCCGTATTTGCAGTCATAAAATTTCAGGCGCGGAACCTACTTGGAAGCCCTTAGGCGCTCCTCTAACTCTCGGTAGTCAATCGGCTCTGCTTCTCTAGCCCGGGCAGCCTGCCTCAGTACGTCGTTGACCATCCAGTCCACCTCAGGTGAGATCCCGCCAAATCGCTCCCAGACCGACTTCTCCACTTCTTTAAGAGTCATAAAATTTCACTCCTGACCAAAGCTCCTTCACCCCCACCCCGGCAGGGTGACTCGCCCCACACCCCTCGCCTGGGACTCCCGTCAGAGATCGCAGCCGCGCCAAAGAAGCGCAGCCCATTCCACAAACCCGGCGCCGGCCGTGAGATGGCGGCTGGTTGGGTCGAGGCTGGGTCGGGGCAGTGGTAGATGTGCTGGTCCGAGGACTGGCTTGCGCCAATCAACCTTGTCGACGGTGCGTCCACCGCCATTTGAACTCGCGTTCCCGGTCCGAAATACAGGCGAAAGAGTAACTGATGAGTACAATCGCCCGGCTAAGTTACTGATTCTGCGTAGTAGACCTATTCATCTTCATTGTGTAGGTCTACGATTTCCGGCGCTTTGAGCTCGCCAAACATGCCTTCGAGGCCACCTGGCAGGTTGATCTGCACATTCACGGCCGTCGAGTCGCTTTTGAAGATCCCGACCGCGATGTCTTTGCCCAGCAATTCAAGGCTTTTCGTGGCCGAATCCTTGCCAAATAGCACATTCTCAAGGAGTTTGCCTCTTACGATGTTCGCTCTGTGGTCCGGGCTGAATTGCTTGCCCAGCTTTATGTAGCGTTCACCGTCGCTCGCAAGCTGGTTTATCACCCCTACAGGCAATCCAGCTTTACCCATTCCAGCTTTGCCTTCGCTGTATCCGGCCTCAAGCATTGCTGCTCTTATAGACGAGCCGTTTTTCAGGGCTGCTGCAACCTGTTGATGTCGAAGGACTTGCTCTTGCTTGCGATCGACTATTTCTGCCGGATGCTCAGGCACCGTGTCTTGCGTGCTCACTGTCTCGCTCATGCTGAGGCTTTTGGTGACTTCACGGAGTGAAAGCAATAAGGAAGGGATGCTTTGGTTTGTAGCACGCTTTCTCCGGTTTTTCTTTGGGTTTTACCGCATCTCTTTGGTTTTGTTGATGCGAAATGTCTTGACACATAAGTTACCGGCTGGTCAGTTAGTGGCGTTTTCCTGCAAGTGCGTCCGTGCACCTAGCTCGCGTTCGAGATCTCTAATCCCAAAAGAGCACCATAGCGAACCCAGTTCGGTCAAAATGCTCCACATACTTAAGTAAACCTCGCTCCGGCCATGAGCAATGTACAAGCGCCTGAAACATTAACCAAACTGCATCGAGACCCTAGCCTTGCCATCCAGATGGCGGCTAACGCTGTCATTCGCTACCTAAGAGAATCAGGCATTGACGGCGCCGAGGAACGGCGATGGTGGATCACCCAGGTCTTTAATAGCGTGATGGAGCGTGAGCTGCACGCGCGCTCAGATAATCCTCAGCAACAGCAGGATTAGCACGATGAACAGGATCAACCCAATGCCACCACCACCGTAATAACCAATTCCTGGCCCCAAGCGATAACCACCGAAGCCAAAGACCAGAATGAGCACGAGTAAGAGAATGATCATGGGTTTACCTCGCCAGATGCAGTATGTGGCCGCTGCCGATGAGAATGCTCAATACCCAAAAGAACAGGCCTAGCGACACCAGACGAAATGCAATCACCAGACGTGCATAGAATGCCGTGTTTGGAGCCGGAGCTGTGGGGATATATAGCCCCGCTGCGACGAGGAAGCAGATTAGCGGAACGACCAGGAAAATGGTGGTCACTGTCATCAACCTACCCTCCGCACGAGTTCTTCGAGTGCCTTTTCCAAGTTGGAGATTCGGTCATGCGCTGAGGTCAGCCCCAGCTCCATGCGGTTCAACTGAGCAGCATGGCTTTCTGACTGAATTTGCTGACTTGGGCTTGGATAGGTAGATGCCGTGTATTGCTGACTTTGCTGCTGCGCGTACTGCTGTTGCTTCGCAGCTTCCATTGCTGATCCCGCCATACCTCCGTAATAATCCATTCTCTCTGCCTTTCCGAATCAGTTTTTAACCGATCTTCTTCATTTGCCGCCCCACAAATATCGGGCTCAGATGCAACGTCTCCGGCGTGATGCGATAGGCCCAGTTCTCAAGAACGTTAAGCACTTTGGCCGTCCCAAAGATGTGCAGCAGTCCTTCACAGCAGAATTGCGAGCAGATCAGGTCATGCGGAGAAGTCAGCTTACGCGCCTGCAGCATCAGTCCAACGATGTCAGTCGTGTTGTATTTGGTTCCAATCTTCGACCGCGCCCACCGCAAAAGCTCGTGCTCCTGCGCATCCGTGCAGGGAATGTCATAGATGTATTCCAGGGCCGGCTTGCAGTAGTCCGCGGCACGCTCCTGAATGCCGTCACCGATATGCGCTCCGATCCACGTCTCCTCTGGAGTCCCATATTCAACATGCTGAAACAGGGAACCAGTAATCCAGCGAATCCCGATACCGGTGAAGCTTTTGGTCGCCAAGAAGCGAACGCGGATCGAGGCCATGGTTTAGCTGGCGAGAGGCGCCGGCTTGGCGACAGCAACAACGGCTGGAGCCGACGTCGACGTCATCGCATTGATGAATGTGATCACTGCGTTATTCGCAGCCGTGATCTGTGCAGCCGTGCGCGCCGGCATACCTTCCTGCTGCGCATACTGCAGTACCGTTGGCGTGATCGAACTAATCGCCAGAACGGCTTTATCGGCTCCGCTCCCTGTGGCTTTGGAGGCTGCAACCGCGATTGCTTCAACGTTGTACGCCTTGGCAGCCCAAGCATTAAACAAATTGACGATGGGCACAGCAGCCGGCTCGGCAGTCTCCACTATGGCTTCCCCTGCTGCCACAACTGCCTGTCCTTTCGGGCTGCCAAACCATGCGAATGCCTTCTCGATGGTCATGCCAAACACCTTCAATCCGCTAAAAATGCTCATGTGTTGCTCCTTTTAAATCGGTGCTGCGCCGCCATCCCAAGTCACCGCGGTTGTGTTCCAGTACCACCAGCCATTGGCTGAGTTTTCCTGCCAGATCACGCCCTTAACTGTCACCAGCTTGACTACGCCAGAGGTAAAACCAGCCGCCACTCCGTTCAACATCACCTGATTGTTGACCACGGTCCACTTGTTTCCAGCGGGATCCACAATCGTTCCTGCGTTGTTCGTGATCGCGGTCAGATCCGGGCTGGCGGTTGATGTGGGCGGTGCTGTTGCAACTGCCGGAACAATCCACAGCCCAGGTGCAGCGATCGGAAGAGTAGCCGATGTGCCTCCAGGAATATTCGCCACCAGATAGACTGGGGATTGAATGTAATAGATGTTTCCTGCGAGATCATGAAAGGTCCAGGTGCGAATGCCGGCCAGCGTATTGACCTGCGTGATGGTGATCGACGTTGCCCCGGTAGGCACTTGTCCCAAACCCGCAATTGCCAGCAGAAGCACCGCGGCCAGCAACGTTAACCATGCAGGAGGCTGCCTCACACGCCCTCATACTTGAACTTCATCAGGCGAATCAGCAGCGCAGTCTTGTCGTCGACTCCAACGTTTTGGAATATCGCGCACAGGCTGTTCTTGACCGCATGCTCAGAAAGCCCCATGCGAGTCGCAATCTCTTTATTGATTAGCCCGTTGCACACCAGAACGCAGATGCGCCGCTGCTTGGGGCTGAGTCTGGCTGGGAACTGCTCCAGGTCGTCAGCCCTGATCGGTGCTTTGCGCATTCCGCATTCGGTGCAAAACCGAACATCCGGCATAACGCAAACGCTGCTCACCAGGGGGTCACTTCAAGCGCGCTGCAGAGGATGACGTAGTCCGTGGATGCAGTCTGGCCGCTGTCCCACTGCAGTTGAAAGTTGACTTCATCTTTCGCCCACACGGCATTATCGGCATCCGTGACCACTTGGTTGATGGGATAGAACACACCATCATCGAGCGTGACGCCGAAATAAGTAATCTGCTTGGCGACAGGATCGAAGCCGACATACTCCACGCTTTCATACCAGACGCCAGTCTTACGAGTGGTTGGATTGACCTTGATGTTGGTTCCCGTCCACTTATGGTTGATCGTGATGTCCTCGACGCCGCTGTAACCATCCTGCTGCATCGCCATGTCGTAGGGGACACCCGTTGCCTTGTCAGTGATTTCAAGGTCGGTCTCGCAATTTGTGGGGATGGCCTTCAGGTACATCTCGCGTTTCCGATAGGCGAAGCGAGTAAAGGCGCTCGCACCACTCGGGACCGCATTGGTGTGGAAGATCACCCCACCCTTACCAGCTATGGTGGCCGCGAATTGACGGCAATTCGGAGTGCCATCCGGAGCGGTGACTGGATAGGTGGTCGTGATCGCTGTGACCGTGCCTGGCGTCCCCGCGTCATGATTCATCTGCCACGGCTTTAGTGGTGTAAGCATGTTTATCGTCTTGGACGTCGAGGGAATAACCGGAGCTCCAGTGGTGACCGGAGGAGGCGGCGGCGGAACAATAACTGGCGAAGTCTTCACAACCGTGGAACTGGTGAGTGTGCCCGTAATCGCGTAGACCGTTCCATCGGAGCCCGTGACCGTCAGTGCCAGATTGTCTGCCATGGTTCTCCTAGCTTGGTGTCGTGATGGTGGTGTCTTGTTTCACTTCCGAGCCCGGGGGAATGTTTAGTTTCATTGGAGCCGAGTTTGCCGGCAGATTCACCGTCGTGTGCGTTCCGTCGGTCTGAATCATGCCCAGTAGAATCTTCGAAATGGCCGCAGCGCCCAGAATCTTGATACCAACATTGCTCGGGATCCACGGATTTGGGGTCGACGCCACAGCAGAGAAGCCGATCACTGCGCTCAGAAACCCCGAAAGTGATGTCTTCCAGTTCTTCGCGATGTGGCCGACAACCGTCTGCACGCTCATGCCGTCACCTCGGCGAACAACGCTTTGTGGGCATAGTAGATTTCCAGCACCTTTTCGGCTCGGTCCAGATCCGTGCTCCAGCGTTTGGAAACCGCGCGCACGTAATCGTCCGCATTGGCAGCATGTAACGCTGCCTTGTACTCCGGATACGTGTCCTGAAGTCTGGCGAGCAAGTTCATGCGTTCCGTAAATGCGACGGCCTTGGTTGGAAACCAGACGAATGCCGCCGTTACGTTGAATGTGTGGCCGCCCTGAACTTCCTGCGTCGGAAGATTCACCGTGAGGTAGATCGGCTCGACAGATTGCTTCTGGCCGAAGAGGTTGTTGTATTCATTGCCGAGCGTCGACGACAGCCAGCCTGTTTCCAGGCATGCTTCACAGGCCGCAGCGTCGGGAAAGATGTGCTCTGAGGTCTGCGCTGCGAGAAATAGGTTCTTCAGGTTCTCTAGCTGCTGAGGGGTCGCCATGTCATCTGGAAAGCTTGAGGACTTCGAAGAGAACGACTAGAACGATCGGTATTGCTATAGCCAGAAATGCCAGCACGGCCATCGCGCCGTAAACCCACTTGCGAATCGTTGGAGCGTCTTCAACTGCAGACTTAAGGTTTGAGAAATCTTCTTGGAGCTTGTCTACTTTTTTGTCAATGGTATGGAGCAAGCCCGACCCCCCGGTGTTATCTCCCACCACTGTCCTCATGTCCCGCTCAACTGCGCTTATGCGTTCGCCCATCAGATGGACCCGAGCATCCAGCGCTGAGAAATCGTTCACCATCTTGTGGCGACGTTCCTTGTTCTCTTCATGTTTCTGATCGAAGTCTTTGCGCAGGTCAGTGAGCCGCTGCTGCATAGTCTCCTGACCCGTCTTGATCAGATCTGCCAAGTCGGCGAGTTTTACGGGAGCCGTCATCCCCTACGCGTAGACCGAGGTCGCCGCAAATACGCTGGCCTCGAAAGCAAGCAGCCGGCTTTGCCACTCCGCGCCGGCCGTCCCATAAGGGGGATCGAATCTCAGGCCAGGCACTTCTGAATAAGGCAGCGGCGCTCTGTCTTTTGCCTGCTGCACTCGTGCTGCAATCGATTCCGCAAGTGTCAGGTCGCGCACGGATACGCCTGCTTCAACCCATGCACAGGCGCAATTTTGGACAGCTTTCCGCGCCTGATTGAGGCGGACGCTATAACCACGCGACACATTGGAGACACTAAGGGATTTGGCCATTCAGCTATCGAGTGAGTCGGTCCTCGAAATCCGTGAAGCCAGACTTATTTGGGTACGCGAATTAAGAGACGCGCGGCTCAGACGAACTCAGCGGCTATTTGGGAGGCCGCCGTCTCCGCTCCAATTCTCAGGAAGAAGGGAACGAAACAGGGAACGCTACCAACAGATACCGAAGAAACCCGAAGAACGCAAGCAAAAACTACTCTGCTTTCGTATCAAATCGGGCCGTTCGCCAAGCTATGCCTAGGAAAAGTCGTCCGTGTAGGCTGATTCCTATCTGACGCCAGCCCGTTAACGTTTGCTGCCCCAGCCAGATGATCTTTTAAGTCTTCGGCTTCGCTCAACGATTTCCATTGCTGATAGCTTTCAAAGTCCATGATCCGCTTAATTCCCGTCATTGTTTTCCCCCATCTTCCGCGCTCCCGGCCGCGCGAGTATATGAAACCCCTTCGCGGTCGGCAAACTGCACCACCGCCGTGCTGATGACGGCGGCTTCGCTCAGCCCGTGTTTGTCAGCAAGAGCCTTGATCAACCCAACCACATTCTCCGAAAGGGTGAAGTTCTTCTTGAGGCGCTTTTGCGTGCGACGTTCCATGCAGTTCATTCTCCTGAACTGCTTATACTCCTATTGTGGGGTAGACATGGGGACAAAATGGGGATATGTTGGGAGTATTATTTGAGAACTTCCCAATATGGCTCAATGAATGCCCTCTGATTCGGCGAGCCGGTAAATGGCGTGGCGAATGACATTGGTCGGGTCCAGTCCCAGCTTTTTCGACAGCTTTGCTAGGAGTTTTTCATCCAGCGGGCTCAAGCGTATCGTCTTGATCTTCTTGGGGGCCATGGCGAGAAGCCTAAATGCATGTCTGTATGTCTCTTGTGCATACAGGAGAACTCAATTTGTACAACTTTTGCACACACGAGTAATTAAAAGGGTAATCAAATGACGGCACTTGGGGGTAACTTGGGCGTGGAAATAAAGCACACCATCGGACATATCGATTGTCCTGTGTGCCAGGAGCTCAGGGCCGTGTATCTTCGTTCCATTTCACCAGAGATGTTATTCCCCAAAGCCGCAGAGTTTTATCTGAATACCAGGACTCTGCAAGGTGGTCGTTATATCGAAAAAACGACTGAGAAAAACTACCGCAACTACATGCGTTCATTAGGCTTATTCTTCGGAAACCTGCAGTTGAACAAAATCCACCTCGGCCACATCCGCCAGTATCAGACGGCAAGATTGGCTGGCGCGGAGCCGTTCATTCGCCCACGTCGCCCCGGCCAGTTGCCGGGTCCATGTCCCACGAAACCTCAACACGTCAATCAGGAGCTGTGTATGCTGCGTGCCGTCATGCGCAGGGCAGAAGCTTGGGGCGCCGAGCTCGAGGAGAATTATGAGGAGTTGATTGAGCAGATGTCCGAAATCCCTCGAGCGTTGTCTCCGGAGGAGCAGGCGCACTGGCTCAACACGGCCAGAAAGCGGGAAGGATGGCAGACCGTGCTCTGCTACTCGCTGGTCGCCTTCGATACCACGATGAGCACCAACGAAATCCGCTCTCTGCGCCTGGGGGACATCAACATGCACCACCAGACGATCAATATCCCGTGGGCCGGCGCCAAGAATCGCTACCGGCACAGGTCGATCGCTCTGGAGTCAGCAGACTGCCTCTGGGCCATGGAATGGTTGATGGACCGGGTGCGCAAGATGGGCGCGCATGATCCGCAGCATTACCTGTTTCCCTTCGTCCAGGGGCACAACCCTGACTTCCGCAAGCCGATGACGGTGCAAGGACTCAAGAAACCGTGGCAGGAGGTTAGAGAGGCTTCTGGGCTCATGCAGTTCCGGATGTACGATACTCGGCATACGGCGATTACCCGGCTGGCCGAGGCGGGAATGCCGATCGCAGTGATCATGTCCAAGGCCGGCCACGTTTCGCCGCGGATGACGCAGCACTACACGCACATCAGTTCCCAGATGCAGCGCAAGTGGACTAAGTTCATGGAGGAGACAAAGAAGCAGCCACGACCGGATTGGACTTTCGAGCGGAGGAAACAGGCGTGAGTTAACAACCGCTAATAACTCCCCTGATACCCGAGTAGCCCCGCTTGCAGGCGGGGCTTTTTGCGTTCTAGATTCCCACAGAAGTAATGCGAAATATCTGTTGCATCAGTTCATAAAAAGAGTATGTTGGGTTTGCCTGCATGAAGGAACTCGCAAGGCGCTAAGAGATACTGACCGGTAGGGGTAGAGCAACACCCTACGAATCAATAGGTCGGGAGTTCGAATCTCTCTGGGCGCACCACGATCCCCTTCATGCACAACCGATAGATTGCTGAGACCTCGTTCAACGCAACCGCTTGCGTAACGATATTCCCAGAACGGCACCATGCCGTGAACTGTGGAACTGAATAAGGTCTGCGCAACGTCCTATGCGCGCAAGCGCCCTTTCCGTTGAAAGGGGTCTGTGTCATGCCCGAATCAGTCTTCACTCCCACCCTTCCCTCCAGAAAACCTGTTGCCGAGCCCACCGCTGCTGAGTATCTGCGCGTCGTGGCCCTGTTCGTCGCCATAGCCATTGCCTGCTTTGGCGTTCTCTTGGGGTTGCTGTGAACCACACACGCGGAGAGATCGCCTTTACCAAAGACGGTGTGCTGATGAGCGATGACGGTAAGCCGCTCGTCTGCCACGACAATTCGCCCAACCGGCCACGGGAGCAGAGCGCGGCCAACCGAGCGCGCCTATGCCTTTGTTGGAACACGCACGATGAATTGCTGGAAGCGCTCAAGGCCTGCCGGGATTATCTGCATTACGCTGACGGTCCCGAGGCCTTCCGCACGGAATACGACAAGGCCAACGCAGCCATCGCCAAGGCTACAGGCGGTGCAGCATGAGCGGATACAACTTGCCTCCCGGCGTCTCGACACGGGACATCGACAATCTCGGCACCAACTCCGAGGAAGATCGCTACGGCAACGAAGAAGACTGCATGCTCTGCCATCGCGCCTTCATTCAGGACAGCTTCGACCAGCGCTTCTACTTCGCCGATGACGTCGAGTATTACAGCTTCAAAAACCTCAGCTATTCCAAGTCGATCAACCCGTTTCAAGTGCAGGGTGGTTGGATCTGCGGCATGGATTGCTACAACGGCCATGCTGTCGAGGCGGATGAGCCTGAGGGGGGGATTGGCATCCATCTTGTGCTTAAGCCATTGGCTGTCTTGGCTCTTAAAGCGGTCATCGCCAAGGCCACAGGCGGTGCCGCATGATCAACGCCATCGAAAAGACTGGCTTCTTTATCCCTGCCGAAATGGCGGGTAAGCTCGGCGAGCTTCAAGCCGCCACTGATCTATCCGCGTACCGGTTGAAGACGGACGCCCCTCATCTGGCTGACATTCTGTCCGAGTGGTATGTGATCCTCCGCAACCTGCGCGCTTCCACCTACTACGAGCCGGTTCCCAAGACCGTGGAGATCGAGGTGGTCGCATGAAGCACATCTGGGTCGTTGAGTCGTCCGGCGGAAAGAAGTGGTGCGCATCCGGAAGAATTTACGTCTGCGCTCAATTCACCAAGAAGAATGCCAAGGCACATAGAGATGAATTGGCTGAGCAATCCCCCGGCCTGAAATGGCGCGTAGCTAAGTACTCGCGGATTGGGGATAACTCCTAATGTGGCACATCCCTGAAGACTTACTGGGCTCGTTCGATACGCAGGAGGAGTCCCATGATGTGGGCTTTCATCGCACTCGGCTGGCTAACTGCCGTTCTCTGTATTCTTCGCTGTCTGCACTTCTGCACGCGCGGCGAAGAGGACTGAAGCAGTTTGTCGAGCCCGTTGCTATCCGCTGGCGCAAACGCAACGAGTGCCCATGTGAAGCTCCGGCGCGGATACGCTGCACCGTGCATAACAGCAAGCTCTGCGGTTCATGGAGCTGTACGGAGTTACATCGTTGGGCCCATGACCACGCTGGCTGCGAGATTCAGGCATTCAGGACGTGGCTCGACTATGCGGTCTATATGTCGGCTGTCTTCGTCGCTGGGCTGTCAGTGGTTTGGATCGCTGTCTTTCTGGGGGTTTTATGAGCACATCTACTGCCATCGATCGCCGCACCTTTTTGGGCGGCAGCGACATGGCCGCCATTCTTGGCCTATCTCCGTGGAAGACTCCTTACCAACTTTGGTTGGAGAAAACATCT